CGCATTGCACCCAGGATAGTGATACCCTCTTAGATCCAGTCTGAGACTGTATCCGTCCTAGTAGTTGCTGTGGAGACTGTCCCACCCTTACGGGATGAGACCACAGCGATGTAGTTCGTACGCTTCTTTACAACCTTACGCTGGTTGAAATAGAGTGTCTTTTTCTTAACCACTTTCTTCCAATTCAGCGCAACGTTTGGTTTGTTCAACGGCGAATATGGGGCTCTCGCAAGAGCTGCCCAGTAAGGGTCGTCCCGTAGGATTCTCCAAACACCATTCTCTTCAAAGCCAGCCAACATAGCCCTATGGGCATTAGTCTGTTGGTCGGCGGTCAGAGCACCATACTCATCGACAACATCGTCGGTGAGCCCCTGTAGCGCAAGCCAATAATACGGCTCTGTGGATTTAACCACACGCTTCTTGGGGGTTTCAGTCAAAAAGTCAAACTGAAACCATCTCGATCCATTACGGAACTGGACAAAGATTGGTGACCAAGGTAAAAGGTTGTAATCTAATGGTTGTTCACTGCATGATGAGACCTTCAATCCCGAGTAGTCTGGGAAGGAAGGCGGAACGCGCAAAATTCTGCCGTTCGACACCATTGCAAGCTCAGACAGTATCCATGTTAGGGTCCCCCGTATTTCTCGGGGATCCCACCGGGCTGTCAGACCATTGTAGACTTTATAGAGGAATGCTTCATAGCGGACTCGCGTCAGCTGTTCGGCTTCTCCCTTAATAAAGTGTGGGCGTACATCTTGTCCGCGGTAGTAATCTGAGCCGCAGGACTCACGAAACGGGTACCGTACAAACGTTTTATCCAGATTTAACTTCAAGTGCAGCTGGGGGAAAACCCCAACCACATATTTATGAAGTCTGGAGGGATATATTAAATCATCCCCGTAAACGGAATAAATGCCCTTTGTTTCAGTGAGCTCTCCTATTGCTTTAATAATGCAATAAAAGACAAGAGTCTCAAGTGGAAAGGTAGCGCCGTTACCCATGGGTAGTACACTTACAGTTGAATAGACATTCCCGCTAATATTCAAATTGCGGACGAAAGTTTTCTTCACTGCGACGTACCATGGGCGAGGCAAAATGCGGTTCAGAAGCTCTGAGGTAATACTATCAGAAGCTGCTGAAAGGTCAGCTGTCGCGTGACTACGCGTCATCGAGAACTGTTTAACCAGCTTACGATGTCGGAACTGCAATGTCCCGATGTCCAACCCTGCATCTTTCAAGCGACGTGTAACAACACGGCCAATACCATAGGAGAAAAATAATCCTAAAAGTGATAAAGGCGTGATCAGTCGAAAGACCTTCCACGTTTTCGGTACTTCTACCAGGTTGAGATAAGTTAACGACAACTGCTCCTTAAGCTTCGCGAAATTATGCTTAGCCAATATCCTTTGCAGGATATGATCGCCAGGTAATACCTGGTTAAGGAACACGCTTGTTGCTTCCCTTGTCCCCGTGAACGCCCGCTGTCTCGACAATTTCTCGTCGATATATGCTAAGCTTAACGGACAACCGATAGAGGACTTCTTTCCAAAACGCACATTCTCAATAACCTCGTCGCCTGGGTAATCTCCCAGGATGCGACCCGCGATTAACCGCGCACGCTGCAATACCTTTATACCACTAAGTTTCAGTGGCATTGGCTTATGCAGGCGGAGCTGTTCCTCTAGGAAGGCGTTAGCCGACTTTGCGGACAACTCGTCGTCAGTGTAGGCATCAGTGCTGAATCGAAACTTTTTCAACAACGCTTCTAACTGTTTGACTTTCTTAAATCTATCAACGGGGACGAACCCCATTTCGCGTTCTGACCGATCGCGAAAGGCTTTTATGCCTAAGGTAGAGGAAAGAAGTTGTTCGTCATCCAGTCTAGCAGCTGTTGAGCATGTTTTGAAATCTCGGAGGAGAGTGCCGTAAATTTTACGAGCAACGTCACCGCTATTATAAGGGCGGCGATCTCCAGTCGTAGTACTACATTTCTGTGTTTGCATGGGTTCTCCCAGTGTAAACGTTTAAGGTTCAGCGTTATTGCTGACCAGGCCCTCAATACGACAACCTTGATAAAACGGTTGAAGTCACGGCTGATTACTACCAAGCCGCGAAGGTTTACTGGCTTCACGCCAATGACCCTGTTTTGAGGAATGCAGTAAGGTCCGAATCAGTAAAGATTTGGGCCCCTAACATATGTAAGTTAGTGAGCTCCGCATCTGTAGACTCCGGATGAGCTTCCACTTCAATCCTAACAAGGTTGAATGAAATTTCACCCGAAGCGATCTGCTTCGGCACCACAATAGTGGCATACCTTTTGGCCTTAGAATACGATCCATCGGATTGCTTCTGAGGGTTGCGCGTCTTCAATGTAGCGTTGGTGCGGACGAGAAAATTCGTTTCCGCCATATCAGCTACATGAATGCCGTTCTTTACTTCTTGACCATCGCTTGATAAAGCCATGGCTGTGCCGCCGGTAGTAGTACCACCGGTTGCATCCTTCTGAAGAGACAATGCTGAAATAGTCATTGTTCAACTCCTTAATTTTGCGGCAAATTGCCATAGTAATGAGAGAGAATCTATAGCCTTGAAAAGGTCTAAAGTTCTTCCCCAAGTGAAGTGTGGCAGGTAAGATAAAGCCGTATCGACTTTTCGATCATAGCATGAGGATTCGAACATTAGGTCTTCACCTTTCTGTTCGTCATGCACACCGATCAATGGCTTCCAAGGAATGTCGCCACCCACAATTGGGGTGGACATCATCATCTCAGTCGCAACGATTGAAACCTTACGTTCGTGCTTAAAACCTGTTGTATTGCCCAGAATTTCTATCCCTGGGTTTATACGCAAAGTAGCAAGCCATGGACCTATACTAAAGATCCAGTCCCACACAAATGAAAGCTTGGTTAATTCCCAAGCTACTTCTGGTAGAAACCGGGGCGTTAGCCCTAGCGAATCCATAAACGTTTGTGACTCTGACTGGGTATACTGCACCGCAGCCACTGCCGTGTAAACGTCCTCTACCTTTACGCGCGACCGAATATAAATATTGGTCGAAAGATTATCCTGTGCCCACTCCCAATTTGTTACAGGGAAGCGGAGCTTGGACCTAGCTGACCGGATTTTATCCGGGTCTAGTATCTCTTTCTGCTGCGCGTCGATTCTGTCAATAACATCCTGGACGAGTGAAACTAAGGGTCGAAACCCATAGCGTAGCTCGAGCCACGTGGAAGACATGGTCTCGGCTGATGCCAAGCCTGTCCTACCCAATAGTCTATTAACCTGCCGTTTGTCCCTATCCATTAAAGCACGGATAAGGCGGAGATTCCTAGATCTATCGTCAACCAAGAATTTTCTCAAGGATGACAAAGGGCTACGTAACATCTCAATGGTCTCTCGGTACTCACCGATTGACTCACCAAGCTCCAGGTCAGCAGAACCAACTTTGCCGTAGGCCTTTTGGAGCGCCAACTGCTCGTAGTCTGCTGCCACATGGGGGGCGACACTATCAGCTGCTTGTTTAGCCAGCTTATAACGCCACCAATCACCTACAACATATGCACACTGGTAATAAGTACCACCAGGTTCATATCCGTACACCGGCCTTAATGTATAGCCGTTGGTGAATGCCTGTGTAACAAAATAAACAGGATCATCCACGGTGATTTTCAGGTCTGCAAGGGTGTGAATACCAGGCCATTCGGTCTGACCTAAGATGAAGAAATTATCATCTTCATAGTATTCACCTGGCACATACTTGTACCAGGCACCTCTCCCGTTATGGGACTGCAGTACCTTACCTCTTCTAACAGAATAGGGATTGACACGATATTGACCGGGAATAAACACCCCGGATTCAACCGAGACTTTCCCCTCTACCCATTCCCATACAGCTGAACTAATTGCTGTACAAGTTTGGTAGACAGTCCAGGGTCGCGCGACTTGATGGATGCAATATCCTATATAGCCGTTTTGCTTACCTAGACTCCGTGTCTCTAATGTAGAAACTACGGTTTCCGTCATGAGATACCTCCATGAGAAGTTATTGTGGATCCTTTCGTCCGGGACTATCCC